ATCCCAGATCAGCGAAATCATACAATTCGTCTTTGATCTTCTGGAGGTTCTCGCTGGTAGTATCGATGTTCGCTAACACTGCGATAGCATGTGCATTCAAAGACGAGTTGGACTCGCCAAGTGCTTTCAGGATAACATATGCTGTGACTTCGTTTTTCATACTCACTTCCTCTTGTTTCTCTCAACTGCAACCATTATAGCGCGATGAGGATACAAAGACAAAGTCTGAAAAACTGAATAGAATCAACAACTTACGTTGATGTGACGAATTCCACATTGGAGGGTGTGGGTATTTTGGTGTTGGGGTGCTTGTGATATAGGACGAATTTGGTGTCCTTGAACTCATTGAATATCCCCGTCCAGATCGGACGCCAAATATCAAGCAGTCTGTGGTTGTTGACACCACTACGGTCACTGTTCAGGACAACGTCCGTGTACGAGCGCATGTTGTGGTCAAAGATCGAGTCGAATCCATACATGTGGATCTCGTCGGGTTGATGCCGTGTGGCGGCATAGTGAGTTGCGAGGTGTCCGCAATTGAAGTTTGTTGCACCTTGGTCACCTTCGCCTGCATAAGAAGGAACTGTTGTATAGAATTCTCTGATGTGTGATGCATGCTTCATGGCAAATGCTGGGCGTGATTCCATAAACACCTTTGGGCGATTACCACAGACCCAGTAAAACCCATTCAGGTCAATCGAACCTTCTTCGAGAGCAAAGCACATCTTGAAGTCAACAATGCAGGTGGCATAAGGTCGGACAACTTCGAACGGTGGCATGTTGCAAACAACCAACTTGTCTTCGCGTTCGTGTCGGATTGCTTCTGGCATCATCTGTGCCATGTCACCATTGCCGAGTATGTGTAATTTCTTTGTCATAGTCCCATCTGTTTCTGAATTTCGAGATTACCTTTCTCACCAGTCCAGTGCATAATAACTCCACTGTCTGGTACGTTGTTGTCAACCACATCAAGTCGTAGAACGTTGTACTTGTGAGGGGCGACAGCAACAGTACTTATGCGTTTGATTGGACAATCCCCAATGTAGTCGTGTAATGCCTCTTGGTCGCCTCTGTAGTTGCCGTCTCTCGCTTGATCTAACCAGTGGGGTAACATTATCGGGGTGCCTTCTACAGCAACGACACCGGAGTTGTACCACTCGCCCTGCTGTGGGCGTCGAGTTGTCCACGGGTGGTCTACAACCATGGTCAGTTTATTCTTCTCCGTGTATCGAAAGATTCCTGATGGGTCGCCTGTCACCTGACAGTCTGTGTCCAACCAGCACACCTTGTCATGTACCCTGCTGGTGCGCAGGAGTGCTTCTATCTTCGAGAACCAACCAGCACGTGCGGTCGAAAAGATGGTGAACGAGGAAATGCTGGTGAGCATATCTTCGGACATGCCAAAGTCGGCAATGACCAGTGGGAGTTTGCAGTGCTTCTCATAATTTTCGATAAACCAAGGCAGTTGCCACTCAGTGTTCTCATCACACCCTGTAAGGAATACTTCGCTCATATTATTCTGTAAGTCTCCCCATAGTTATGTTTCGCTATGCATCCTGCTTTAGTTTGCATGGTACTAAAATCATCTCTCGCCTCAACTGGCCAAGGATAATATTCTTCGACAAAATCAAAGTTGCGATTACATATGAACAGGTCTGTGGTTTGCCCCAGAGTTTTCGCCTTCTCTATCAGAACCTTTGCCGCTTTAGGTTTTACGATATATGCGTGTGCTCCAGGAAGGTACTGTTTCGAGATGAGAGTATTGACGCCAAGTATCGGAGGAGTAATAAATTTGCCATAACTTGGCGCACCCAGAGATATCACTCCTTTGAAGTTAAACATAGTCGGGAGAAAGTTTGTAAAGACAGCATCGTGTTCAAGAACAAAAACATCGACGTTGTGTTCTACAGAGTATTGCCAAAGTTTGTGATGTGACAGGAAAGCAGAAAGGCATGGTTCTAATCGGGAATACACTTCCTTAAATCCGTTGGTCTCTATCCCGAGGTTTTTTGCAATAGAAAGCGGATCATCTTTCGGGGTGTACGCTGGTGAAACTTCTACTTCTATACCATATTTTTTACCAGACCGCACACACCTCTGTGCGACTTGTACCGACTCTTCCATTCCCGTGATCGTTATCACAAATGCTTTCATAATTTATGCCTTATATTCGTTGCACATCTATATAGTCTTGCTGCTGTTGTCTGATTACATGGAGACAAGCGGAGACAACTTGGGGGAACCCATTACGTTAGGAAATAAACGTGTTCTTCTCCGTGTGTCCTGGGCGTCGAGGTTGTAGTCGTTGACCCCATTGGTCTCACTTTGGTTGCATACGGATACAACACTTTTAGTTCGGGAAATAACTGTCGGCACATAACAGCATCATTTGGCCACATCCCTATGCGAGCAACTTCATCAAGAAGTTTCTTCGCGAATGCGGGTCTGATGAGATACGCACTGTTGCCAGCAAGTCCCATTGGAAAAGGTGGTTCTGTCGGTTCGTCGATGATGGGTACTCGGTTAATCCCGTCCCCACACGCTGCGACTTTTGCATGGAACAATTGTCCCTTGCGAGTGTTGCCCCTCGGGTCATTTAACCCGACAGCACCCCATTTTTTATCTTCCATGATCTGAGATATATCAAAGTCACGGAAGAATTCTGCATCGTGCTCGAGTACCATAATTGGTTCATTGGACTCAGCACATAATTTCCATAGACGGTAATGACTCAGCGCGCACGCCACGACCTTGTTCTGGTCCGCTGCTTGGTAAGTCCTCTTGTACAATCCAGTGTACAAGCAGTATCCGTCATCTTCTGTTCGGGTTGGCCATGACCATGTTACCTGTTTCCCGAACACATCCTGTATATGTTCATATATGTCTATTGGTTGTGTTGCTTCAAATGTATTTATCCTAACCGAGTTTTTCGATTGCACGATGTAACTCTGCGCTTTGATGCGCGCGTTTTCACAACCCTGCACCGAGATGGTATTGTCTGACATAGTTATGATGTATGCATTAACCATTATACAAATGTCTGCTATCAACACACCAGACAGGCAATTCAGAAACACGATCAGCAATCATACGTGCTTGACGATCATCGCTCTCGACATACATAGAAATGATTCCTGATAACATTTGAACCTTATGGTCGATGTGACCCTCAGTCTCGTCTTCTTTCATCAAAACCCCCTGCTCATAGAAAGGTTTTCTGCCACTGAAAAATAATCTGGGGCAGCATATTGCAATCGTACATTGTAACTATTTATAATCATATCGCTTTGCTCACAACCGTGCGTTTTAACAGTATCTATAAGTCGCCTTGCACCTTGTGGATTGATTGCATATGATGCTGTTCCAGGAGGCATCCATGCTCCATACCAGTCGTTATCATGATAATATGAAAGGAATCGACTGTATGCGTGTATGCCGTTATAAAACCCACCTTTGTCCATGGATCGGGATAGAACATGATTGAAGCAGGGTTGCTTCGAACCGCTGACTGGGTTTAGTATAAGAAATTCATCAAACTCTGGGTCGTCCCACTCTCGCGAACACCGAGCGTCATGCTCTAGCACGACGATGGTCTCATCCAGTTCTACACACTTATGCCATAAGCGCACGTGATTTGACAAGCATGCTTTCTTGGTCAGATAGACCTTATCAGACTCAGAACGAAAGTTCGCGAGGCGGGAGTACGGTTTATCTTTTTGCAGAAACGGATATTCCTCAATCCATTCTTTGACTGTGTGTTGAGTTGCTCCTTCAAACGGGACAGCATCATACCCCATGCCTTTGCATGAAGCGATAGTCTCTTGCATATATTCTTCAGATTTTTTATGTCCAGGAACGTAGATAACAAATGTCTTCATTGCGTTATTTTCTCCATTAGTTCTTTGACATTTTCGCCATTCTCTGGCAGTTTGACCTTGAGGAAGAAGTGGATAAAGTGCGCGTCAACTAGACTCTCATCCGTCACACCTTTGTATAGTGCGTTGAATTTCCACTCCATATCCTGCACCTGCAATGGGACTTTCTTCACCCACCAGTTGAGCAGAGTCTGGTCGGTCGACCATTTCCACGAACCGTCACCGTCTACAAATCGTTTGAACTCGACTCGGTTCAAGAACTCTCGGGCGTTCTGTCCTTTGAAGTGTTTGACGATTGACTTGTTCATAACAATCATACCCATGTTATAGAACTTAGCACCAAGAGCGTTCCAGTACCATTCCACATCAGTCAAGGTGCCGTACTGCATGCGCGAGTAGTTGTGTATCTTCTGCGCGTACTCAGGTGTGATCGGCATTTCTCTTTCGGCACAAGCACCGAAGTCGTATGCAGAACTATCAAAGTGCTCGAAGATGTTTGGTGCGTCTGGACGAATGTAGATGTCTGCGTCGATTATCGCAATGTCGTCAAACCGATCAAAGTAATCAAACGCATTTTCTTTTTCATAGATGGGCAGAAACCCACCGTGTTTCTTATAGGATTCAGTAGACCTGTTGGTGGCGAATATGTCGGGGCATATTCTTAAGATTGGTTGACGTTGTACGATGTGTTCGATGCCATACTTCTTGCAGTAGTTGGCAACAGAATCTATGCAGTGTTCGTAGAGTTTAGACTTGGGTCCAACCGCAACTTGATATATCATTTGCTTCATTTACTTCCCTCAAGATGTCCATACATTGACACCGTATTTCATTTCGAATTGTTTCGCGCCCTGCTCATCATTTACCATGGGCATTCCGCGTATGTTCAGAGAAGTATTTAGCAACATTGGAACACCTGTCTTTTCATAGTAGCATTCGATGACTTGACGCAAGACAGACTTGCAGTCCTTTGGCACAAGTTGAACTCGTGCTGTCCCGTCAACGTGAGTGACTGAAGTGTACGGATGTTTAGCGGTTGCAACAAATTGCATCCAAGGGTTCATCTTGCCTTCGAAGTATTCGTGTGCATGTTCTTCAAGTATGGCAGGAGCAAACGGGCGATACTTTTGCCTTTGTTTGATTTCGTTGACAGTATCCTTCACATCGTATCTCACATCTGCAATCAGAGAACGATTACCATAGGCACGAGGACTATATTCTGCTCTTCCGTTTGCAATACCGCAAACCTTATTGGCCAAGAGGTCGGCAACAACCTTCTCTGGGTCAAGGGTGCCTTCGATGTTATGACCAATGAAAGGGTGTTCCCAGTTGATTCTGTCTGCGCCTGTCTCTCTACGGTATGCCCAAGCAGCAGCACCGAGAGCAGAACCACCGTCACCTGGATTCGTATCCACCCAAATATCATCGAATAGTTCCGCGATTCGAGTATTCGCCAGAATGTTCTGAGCGACACCACCGCTATAGCAGAGTTTGCTTCCGTATTTTCGAGCAGTTGTTGCCCACTCAAGAAGTATTTCTTCAACTGCCCTTTGAAGTGAAGCAGCAGCGTCTTCACGGCAACTGGTCATAGCAAGTAGTGGTTCGACTATCTTTTTCCAGTATAGATTTTTATACGTCATCATTGGCGTGTTGAAAGGTGCACACTCGGCATGGTCGAGTTCGGGAATCATTTCAAAGCGGTCTCTGACAAACTCCCAGTGAGTTGGTTCCCCATAACTCGACAACCCCATGATGACATATTCATCGTTGTTATGCTTCAACCCCTCTATCCCGCACTGGACAGTAAACGCAGCATAGAGATATCCGATAGATTTCGGGGAAAGTATGTCGTGCAGAATATTAAGGTCTGTATCCATTATAGTCATCGTTTGGGTTTCACCCACACCATCACAAGTCATGATAACACAATCTTCCTTTGCGAAAGATTTCGGACGGGTCATAAAGGCAGCAGAAGCATGAGCATAGGGGTGGCCAGAACATACCTGCGACCAGAGTGTGGGAAACTGGTTGTGCGTGGAAGTATCTCGCTCGAATGCATTCGGATACAGTCTTTCCATTGCAGTTCTGAATCCAGGATAATAATTGAATCTCTTTTCCCAGTCTTCATTGTAGACTATAATTCTATTGGGGTCGAATAGAGAATTGAAGTCGTCTACCAAGAATGCATTTGCATGTTTCTTCTTACAGAAACGCTCGGATTCATAACAACCTTCGATGTTGCCCTTGTCGTCGATCAGGGCAATGTTTGCATCGTGCGTGTAGAAACCTGCTGCGCCAAGGTATCCGCTCAAGACGTGAAAACCTTGACACCATATTTCGTAGTAAACTCCTTTGCGTCCTGCTCATCATTTACCATGGGCATTCCGCGTATGTTCAATGATGTGTTGAGGAGCATCGGAACACCAGTCTTTTCATAGTAGCATTCAATGACTTGGCGAAAGACGGACTGGCAATTATGAGGGACTAACTGTACCCTGCCTGTACCATCAACGTGGGTGACGGACTTATAGTCGTGCTTGGCAGTTGCGCAATATTGCATCCACCGATTCATTGGTCCAGAGAAATATTCTTCTGCGTGTTCTTCAAGTATGGCAGGAGCAAACGGGCGAAACTCTTGGCGTTGTTTGATTCTATTCACAGTCCCTTGTACGTCATGCCGCACATCTGCTATCAGGGATCGGTTGCCGTATGCTCGTGTGCTGAACTCTGCACGACCGTTGGCGATGCCACAGACTTTATTCTTGAACAGATCAGCAACAACCTTCTCTGGGTCAAGGTCGCCTTCAATGTTGTATCCCAGAAACGGACTCGTCCAGTTGAGTCGATCAATACCAGTGTCTTGCATCAACTGCCAACCTGCTGCACCCAAAGAGGCACCGCCATCTCCAGGGTTCACGTCAACCCACATATCATCAAACAACTCTCGTACGCGACCGTTCGCCACGATGTTTTGCGCAACGCCACCAGAGTAACACAGGTGTGTGCCGTGCTTTCTCGCTTCGCGCATTATATCGAGGATCATTTCTTCGGTTGCGTACTGTAGTGATGCTGCTGCGTCTTCTACATTCTTACATTCTGTGAGAAGCATGGAAACGATTGCTTTGAGTGGTTGCAACTTGAAATCATACATCCGTTGCCATTCGATGTCTATTTTATTTTCTGGGGTGTGTTCTACAGTACATTCAAACATGTCATAGACTTTCTCCCAGTGTGTCGGTTCTCCATAACTTGAGAGACCCATGACCACATACTCGTCCTCATTTGCTCTGAGGTTCATGTCGGGGATTGCTTGCGTGAAGAATGCGTAGAGATATCCGATTGATTTCGGAAATGTCATCTCCCAAACAAGTTCGAGGTCGGAGTTGTATATTGCAGCAGAACGATACTCACCAACACCATCGACGATCACGGTGACGCAATCGCTTCTTTCGAAGTTTGTGGGTCTGGTCATTAAGGTTGCGCATGCATGCGAGCGGTGATGTTCGTTGACCGTCGAACCAGACATACTTTTCTGAAAATTCTCTGGGTTAGTCTTGCTGAGGTGGGTGCCCGCCCGTCTGGGAGCATTCCTGAGCAACCCCTTTCTGAAATCCGCGCGGAGTTCCCAATCGTCGCTGTTGACAATCGTTATATCTGGGTCGAGGTCGGCAATTACATCTGTCCCACAGACTGCTTCCCACAGTTCTGGGGGGATGTTGCCATCGTGTTTGTTTTTTGTGTATCGCTCAGCGAGCGAGGCGAATTCTATATTGCCTTTGTCGTCTATTCTTGTGACACCAGCATCATGTAGAGTATAACCACCTACACCAACATACTTCTTACCCATTATAAATCCTTACTTGTCACCGTCTCCATGTGATCGGGTGTATAGACCAAACCATGCTGCGCCTGCGCCCACAACAGTACTTATAAGACCTGCTTGGGCGAGGTCTGGGGATTCAAGTTCCATGAACCACATTGTAGAGTAGTATAGCAGAACCATGTACACGGAGATAAATGCTCGCGGAAACAAACGCCATGCGTCGATAGTCTTTGCTGCGTGTATCCACTTCTGCCATGGGTTGATGGACTCTTCGCTTTTCAGTTCGCGAATCTCGTCTTTGAGTTTGGAGTTCTCATGTAGGATCGCCATGAACCTGTCGAGGTCAACTTCAACCTCGTTGCGATCAAAGTCGCCATGGAAATGTTTGTTGGGGTCAGTCACTGAGTTTCCTCTTTCTCTCGATTACAGTAAAACCGCACTTTCCTTGGTCGTAGTCCTCTATAATCTCCCATGTGTTTGGTTCAAGTACATTTACAAACTTCGCCACAACGCTGTATAGTGCTCTTCCATTTTGGTTTACGTCATGAAATGCTATGCGACTTGATACGCTGCTGGCGTGTAAGGCGAGTTCTTTCAATAGGTGTGGCGTCTTGTGTATAGAATCAATGTGCAGGAAGTCGCAAGGGGAAACCGACCTGTTATCCGTTGAACTCATTTCAAGGAGTGTGACTTTCTTCTTGTTTGCTTCAGCATAAGAATCGATAATGTCTTTGATTTTTGAGCGATAGAGGTCGAATGAAATGTCAACCCCGACCACTTCCTCGACGCCATCTAGAGACAGAAACCTTCCGAATGTTACGCCTTGGAACACTCCAAGTTCCTTCACGACTTTACAACCTGTCGCGTACTTGGCCAGTGCAGCGTCCCGCAATGTTTCGTGCTTGTTGAGGGACTGGTGCGACTTAGTGACTGCGAAAAGATCTTCCAGCGTTGTACACGCAGAGAAGTCAATGGGTGCTGCCATTACATGTTCTCCATACGAGTCATCAAACGCTCTGCGCGATTGCCGACCTGCTTGTACCAGCGAGAGTCCCTTCCCTCTTTCCCTGCTTCTTTCCAATCACGCCTTGCGATTGCCGCATTCATCTTGCGGAAACCTTTGAGTCGTGTGCGTCCGAGGTTGAACATCATATTGATTAGGATAGATTGCAGTTCCCCATCAAAGTCCCACCATTCTTCGCAACCGTACAGGTGCACACATTCGCTCTGTGCTTCAAATAGGTCGTCTTCGAAACATTCGCTCACTCGTTCTGAATCGACTTCTGTTCCGACAGGGTAGTTGTATTCGTTGTCGACCTCAGTTACAAGGTGTCCGATACCAAACGTCTTGTGACCGAGTGAGTCGATGTATATCTCGTCGACCCTGCCTTCGTCGCGCGTGAGGTCGTCTTTCAGTTTGTTCATGTCTAGTAATGTTTTCATTTTTTCGATTCCTTCGCAAGCATCTCTTTCGTCATTATATAGTCACGAACGAAGTCTGACCGTATAATGTCCTGCCAACCAAACTCTACGATAGTGAAGTTCTTCATGACTTCGAGTATCCGTAGGAATTGGTATATACCGTTCTTGTCTCCCTGCTTGACAAAGTCAGACTGGTAGTAGTCACCTGCGAACATGATCCTTGAGTCCAGACCAACCCTTGTTACGACTGAGTCGAGTTCGTGGAATGTCAAGTTCTGCATTTCGTCAACGAGTATAATAGCATTGTCGAATGTTGTACCACGGATAAACGATGTAGAGTGAAACTCTATCACACCCTGCTCGACCAATTGATTGTACGACCCACCCTGCTCGAACATATCGTTTGTTAGTGACATGTATGGAGTGATGAATGGTAGGAGTTTCTCTTCTGCTGTTCCAGGGAGGAAACCCACTTCTCTTGTTGGTACCACTGATCGTATAATGTGAATCTTCTCCCAAGGAGTAGACTTATCCATTACGTCTTGTAGAGCAAGATACAATGCAGTGAACGTCTTACCTGTTCCTGCTGAACCACTCAGTACCAAATGGTCGCCTTCTTTCCATGCTTCACGTGCAACGTTTTGATTGTCTGTTAGTGCATCAAATGTACCAAGGTCTTCAATCTTTAGTTTACGAGGAGAGTCGTGGCGTTGTCTCTTTGTTGATTGCATTGTTAGACCTTAATGGTGTTGTCACGACCAGAGTATCTCTTGGTCTGTTTAAGAATATCCTTCCATCCATCAGAAGTTTGCCTAAGAGTACCACCAACATGTGTCACTAACATAGGTGATCTCTTGTGCAGTATTTCTACTTCACCTGCATCAATCTTTTCTTTTATAGAAGAATATGAACATAGAAGTTCCTTCTCTTCTCCAGTCTCTAAAACTCGAACATCATACAATGGCATTAAAACAACTCCGATTAAAATTAAGATACACCTATAGTTAGTCCATCTCTTATCTTGGATTATAACTAATAGTGTGTTGAGAAAGAGTGGAATGTAGCAGGAGGCAGACGATGTTCTTTATTATAAGCATCTCGAGTGAGAAAGCAACATCTTTTGAAAATGATTTGAAAATAGATAAAAGAGGTGACGATACTGTCCCCGAAGGGACAGCACGAGATTTGATCACCTCCTAATTACTTATCCGATTAGACTGGAGTTCGAGTTCATTGATGTAGTCATCAAGGAATGCTCGTTTCTTTTCCACCTTGTGGGCAAGTTCCTCCTTGCCCTTTCTCGTTAGTTTATGAACATAATTCGATAATTCTGCGCTATCCTTGCGCAAACGTTCAAGTTGGTTAGTTGTTACCATAGGCGACTCCGATCTTAAGATAAGTGTTAAGGACGTGTCATAACAAAGTAGGGATTGCCTCCTTCACTCTTTTTACCGTCAACCCTTTGCATGTAGTTTTCTTCGCGACCATGTCGACCAGAATTTCAGCATCTTTTGGGTGGACAGATTCTAACATGCCAATAAAGATAGACTCTCTGCGCGCAGCGTTCATGTGGTCTGCTTTGAGTCCTTTGACAAAATATGTGAGATTCATATGCTGTCTATGCCATGATGATGGCACCGATTGTTCCTCCGCTGGGGTAAATGGGGGTCTACTGTCGGGGAGAAGAAACTGTACTTTTTCGTCGAATACGCATCGAACGTAATCTGCAAACGAGGCATAAGTGTTGAGATAGTGTCTGATTAGTTCTACCTTTTTAGCAGGTTTGGTCTCACTGCTAATTGCTTCGATAATCTCATACAGTTCAAATCTCTTTGACCTGCCTTGTTGATGTTCAGTTATCATAAAAATTTCCTCATACTTTTATATAGGACAGTCGCAACTGCTTTCTTTGAATAATGTAAGTGTTTATACTTATAAGTTTATAATTTCAAACTATGCTTTCTTATTGACAGAAAGGTGCGTTCGATTGATTCTACAGTTGATGATACCGTTGTAATAATCATCGTTATGTAAGACCCCACGGTCGAACTGCTCCTTCGTTTCATAATAAGCACAGTCTCCTTTGGTTGCACATAAGCGAATAATCTCTCGCTTGAATGCATCTGCGCCATACTGCTCGCGCAACTCTTGAACTTTGACTGAACTTCCGAAGTAGTCTTTCCAGTCTGATTCGACCCGAGTGTGCTTCCTGCGCTTACGGGTCTTGGTGATTGGCAGTGTCTTCTTTCTGTGGAAGAACTTCTTGCCGACATACTTCATGTCAGTGTTCAGTTCCGTTATGACATAGACGAAACCAACCCAGTGTTCAAGGGACTCGTACTCTGGCGCAAATTCTTCGCCTTCATAGATCCAGTTCATTGAGCAATAATTGGAGTGCCACACATCGGGCAGAACTCAGGTTCAGTTCCGTCCATCGAATCAACAATCACTTCGGTGACGGATTCGCAGAGGTCGCACTCTATATTATAATGTTCATCCATGGTTCTTGACTCTTTCGTTCATAGTATTATATAGGCAGTTACTTAACTGCCCCCCAGACGCTGTTCCAGTCGCCAGTGGTTGCCCCACGAGCATAGTCTGTAGACCTGTTCTCGAAGAAGTTGGTGTGCGTTGGTGCATTGATCATTTCTTCAACCCATGGCACTGGATTCTTCTTAACTTTGAAGATGCCCTTGAGTCCAAGAGTGATGAGTCGACGGTCAGCGATGTAACGAATATACTTCTTCACTTCTTCTGATGTCAACCCTTCCATTGGACCCATTGCAAATGCTAGGTCGATAAACTTGTCTTCCAGTTCTACCATGCGCTCGGCAATTGCGTAGATCTTTCCTTTCAGGTCATCGTTCCATATCTCGAGATTCTCTTCGACGTATGTGCGAAACAGTTTGATCATTGACTCAGCGTGCATAGTTTCGTCGACGATGGACCATGTGATGATCTGTCCCATGCCTTTCATCTTACCATGGCGCGGAAAGTTCAGCAACATGATGAACGAGGAGAACAACTGCATGCCTTCAGTGAATGCAGAGAACGCTGCGATGTTAGTCGCTACAGATTCCTTTGTCCCGTTAGACGCAGACAGATCCATGAAATAGTCGTGCTTCTCGCGCATTGCTTCGTACTCAAAGAATTCGTTGTACGTTGACTCGGGCATACCCAGAGTCTCGATCAGGTGCGAGTATGCAGCAACGTGCAGTGCTTCACGCGCAGCGAAACCCATAAGCATCATGCGCACTTCTGGTTGAGGGAAGTGTGGCAGGTAGTTGTTTACATAACCACCAGCAACGTCGATGTCACCCTGCGTGAAGAAGCGAAATATGTTTGTCAGGAAACCCTTCTCTTCTGGAGTAACCTTACGCTGCCAGTCCTTGACATCTTCTGCCATAGGGACTTCTGTGTGCAACCAATGGGACTGCTCGTGCTCTAACCAAGCATCATACGCCCATGGATAATTGAATGGTTTGAAATATTCTCTTTCGTCCGTCAACTTTAACTTCATTAGTCTTCCTTTCTGCTATTTTTATACCATGAGACCAAAACTAATCGCTCTCCTTCGTATACTTTTGAAACTCCGTGTTTCAGGTCTGGACCATAACACAAACTCTCGCCCACTTTTACTGGCAGGATATCTGGAATTATCTCATCCCCATATGGTGGACGATACCCGCCTCTCTGGCATACTTGGTCTCTGGGTCTGCTTCTTGCATCATACGTGTCCATAACAATTGAATAACCACCGACCAAGTCTTTGTCGTCCAATAGGGTGACGATAGTGAGGTCTGTCTCGTGGTCGTGGTGCAGTCTTGTGAATGACCCCTTCCTATATTTCAAGAAATATGAACCACGACTATAGTCGTGCTTTGAGTATTTCATCAAGGTATTTGTGAAACCAGAATTATCCTCTTCGGGGATGTCTGACCTCTCCAAGTCGAAGATGTTATACATTTGAAATACTGTGTGGAAACCGAGACTTGCTGCCAAGTCTCTTGCTTCATCCAATTCCTCATCACTGAGGATGTTGTCCATTATATAACCTGCCATTATCTTATCCTTCGCACGCAAGACATTCGCTATCGTCAATGACTGATGCGAGGTCAATTTCTTTTATCACGTCACGTTCGATACGCTTGGAGACTTTGTCTGCCTTACCAAGTTTCTCAGAACGACAGTAGTACATGGTCTTCACTCCGCGCTTCCACGCGAGGAAGTGTACAGTGTGGATGTATAAGATGTTTGCGTCTGGACGGAAGAATACATTGAGCGATTGCGCTTGGTCAATGTACGCTTGCCTGTCTGCTGCATGTTCTATAATCCAACGCTGGTCAATTTCCATAGAAGTTTTATACACTTCCCTGACATCTTCATCCATCCACTTCAGGTGCTGGACCGAACCATCATTCGCCATAATCGAAGACCAGATCTCATCATAGTCTCTCTTCTTTGGGTCTGCCTCACACGCATCTTTGAT